GGTGAAGTCTATTCAGTCGCTGCAGAAAAAGAACAGGCCAAAATTGTGTTCAGGGATGCTAGAAGGATGGTGGAAAACCAGCCAGAGCTCATGTCTCACATCAACCTGTATAGGGATGCGATGGAGAACACAGAGAACGGCTCTATCTACAGGGTGCTATCTGCTGAAGCATATTCAAAAGAAGGCCTGTCCCCCACCCTGGTTCTTTTCGATGAGCTCCACGCCCAACCAAACCGTGAACTATTTGATGTCATGTCCCTGTCCATGGCGGCCCGCGGTAATAGGTCCACACTGATAGCGATTACCACAGCCGGTGTGAGAGCTGACAGCACAGGCCAGGACAGCATTGCTTTCACTCTCTATCAATACGGCCAACGGGTGGCCAGGGGTGAAGAAGAAGACCCTTCCATGTTCATGGCTTGGTGGGAAGCAGAAGGAGACTATAAGTCTGCTGAAACTTGGGAGAAAGCTAACCCTGGTTTTGGAGACTTGAATGATGAAGCTGACTTTGAGTCAGCAGTGAGAAGAACCCCTGAAGCAGAATTCAAAACCAAAAGACTGAACCTGTTTGTATCAGCTCAGACAGCTTGGCTCCCTGACGGCGCGTGGGAAGAATGCCAGGAAGACTTCACAGTCAAACCAGAAGATGACATTGTCCTAGGCTTTGACGGCTCCTTCAGTGGGGATGCTTCAGTCATTGTAGGTTGCACTATTCCCAAAGATGACAAAGATGTTCCCCGCCTGTTCCTAGTCAAAGCATGGGAGAAAGACCTAACCATCCATGATGATCAGTGGCGCGTAGACATCAATGATGTGGAACAGACCCTTCTGGACTTCTGCCAGAAACACCCCAATGTGAAAGAAATTGCCTGTGACCCCTTCCGCTGGCAAAGAACCATGGAAGTCCTACAGGAGAAAGACCTTCCAATAGTCGAATGGCCTAGCACCAGCCCCCGCCGTATGGTCCCAGCATGCGCCAAATTCTATGATGCAGTAGTAGAGAAAAGACTTATTCATGATGGTGACCCAGTGTTAGCTAGGCACATTGCTAATGCTGTAGTCAAAACAGATAACCTGGGACCGCGTATTGTGAAAGATAAGAAGAACAGTCCCCGTAAGATTGACGGTGCTGTGGCGGCTGTCCTAGCCGTAGATAGGGCCACAGTCGGTAGAATGGAAGAAGTTGTCCCACAATTCTTTGGATGAACATGAAAAACTTGGTCGCCACTAGCCTGCAAATTCTGGGCCTAGCCACTGTCACAGCTGGTGTCTTTCTACTCTCCATCCCTGTGGGGCTCATTGTGGCAGGAGCGGCTGTCACAGTCATTGGGATATCAGTTGGGATGAATGAATGATTTTGAACAGGCTTCTTGGCGGTGGCTCAGAAAGAGCCATTGACTTCCAGACCATCTTTGAACAGGGCAATGACATTGCCATAGGTAATCTGTCAGGCACCCAGATTGATGCTGACAAAGTCTTCCAAGTCAACGCTGTCTTCTCAGCGGTGTCACTTATCTCTGACACCATCAGCACACTGCCGCTGCATGCCTATGTGAGAGATGGTGACAGAAGGATAGAGCTGGAGCCCAGGCCCACCTGGCTAGACCGGCCTGACATTGACATGCCAGCAGAAGCCTTCTGGAACAGTGTGGTGGTTAGCCTGCTCCTGCAAGGCAACGCCTTCATCAGAGTCTTCACAGGCCGTAGAAACACTGTGGCCACCATGACAGTCTTAAACCCCACAGCTGTGCAAGTGCAAAGGACAGCCATTGGAAGGCTCCAGTTCATAGTTGAAGGAGAGTCCAAACCACTTACCAGTGATGAAGTCATCTTCATCCCAGACCTAGTTTCACCAGGGAAAATCAAAGGTGTCTCCAGAGTAGAAGCTCTGAAGGAATCGTTTGGGCTTGCTCTTGCGCTTGAACGATTTGCCGCCACCTTCTTTGGGCAAGGTACAAACCTAAACGGCATTATCGAATTTCCCGGCACCATGACCAAGGATCAGGCCACTGACCTAGTCAACGGTTTTGACAACCGGCACAGAGGATGGAAGCGTGGACACAGGACAGGTGTTCTCACAGGTGGTGCCACCTTCAAAGCCACACAGACTGACCCACAGCAGGCCCAAGCCATTGAAGCTAGAAGGATGGCTGTGGAAGATGTTGCCAGAGCCTTCAATGTGCCACCACACTTGCTTGGTCTCCCTGGAACTAACAGCTACGCTTCAGTCGAACAGACAAACCTAGCGTGGGTCACCCATGGTCTACGCCCAATTCTGAGCAAGATTGAAGGCGCATTCCAGCCCCTGCTAGCCCGTGGACCAAATGGGGCTTCTGCTTTTCTGAAATTCAACTTGGATGGTCTACTTAGGGCAGACATCCAGTCCAGGTTCTCTGCCTACAGCACAGCCCTTCAGGGTGGCTTCATGACCATCAATGAAGCAAGAGCTCTAGAGGACCTGCCCGCCCAGCCTGATGAGTCAGCCGATGTGGTTAGGGTGCCCTTAGCGAATGTGAATGTGGATGAGTCCACTTTGAGAGCTACCCGTGAACGGGTCACTATGGCTAGAGACTTGGTCTACGCTGGCTTTGACCCAGCTGGAGCTTTGGAAGCTGTGGGTCTCCCAGGTATTGACCACACAGGCCTACCATCCAGCCAGCTCCAACAGATTGCGGCTATTGATCCTGAAGACCCACAGTCTGCCTACCCGATAGAAGGGGAAGACAATGCCAGTGAATAGTGCAAGATTTACGCTTGGAACTGCAACGCCCACACAAATTGTGGCACCAGATAACCAACCCCAGTCAGTGCTTATCCATGAAGCCGACCACAATGAAAGCACTGTTGCCCTAATTGGTGGCCCAGATGTTTCCGACTCTAATGGCCTTCACATCCATGCGGCAAGCACTCACCAGTTAGAGCTTGGCCCAGAGGATGAACTGTGGGCTATCAGCGACCAGGGTGCCCCCATCCTTCATGTTCTTACCATCACTAATCAAGACTAATGCCTTACTTCATCACAGACCAGCACCCTGACTGTCCTGGCTGGGCAGTTGTCAAAGAGGATGGTGAAATCATCCCTGGCGGCTGTCAAACCACACAGCTTATGAAGGGACCTTTAGGGCCACTAGAGACCTGCCAGACAATTACAGGCCAGCCACTTCAGAGGATGTCCCAGAAGGCAGAGCCTGTGGCAACTGTATTTTCTTTAATGAAGAAATGCTTTCTGAAGATGGTGAAAGGGCTTGGTGTACCAAGTGGGAAGACTATGTCAGGGGTGGCTTCTACTGTAACGCCTGGCAGGGAGAAGAAGAAGACAGGGCTGAGCCTGGTGAATTGTCTGTAGGAGACTTTGTCAGGTGGGACAGTTCTGGTGGTACTGCCCAGGGCAGGATTGAAAGAATTGTCAATGATGGTCGCATCAATGTGCCAGATTCTTCCTTCACCATTGAAGGGACTGCAGAAGACCCAGCCGCCCTAATCAGAATTTTCCGTGAAGGTGATGAAGGATGGCAGGCCACAGACACCCTAGTAGGGCATAAGTTTTCTACCTTGACCTTGATTGATCCTTTGTCTAGAAGTAGGACTGTCGCCGAACAGCGGCAGGTTGATTTGTCGCCGCCCGCCTACATGAGAGCCGCTGCAAGACAGGGTCTCAAATACTATGAAGAAGGCTTAGCTGGGGATGGCTTAGTGGATAGAACTGTCAGGGAAGCTCGGGCCATGGCACAGGGCAATGTGACCGCTGACAAATGGGTCAGGATTGCCGCTTGGATAGCCCGCCACTTAGGTGACTTGGATGCCCCCGCTGCTAACCCAGACAATGAAGACTACCCTTCAGCTGGTGTAGTTGCACACTTGCTGTGGGGGTCAGGACCCAGCAAACGCGCCGCAGAGAGAGCTCTAGCGTATGCCCGTGGTGTGGTTGATAGACTGGAAGAAGAAAATCAGGATAGAGCTTCAGGGAGAGCTGTGGCCAAGTTAGAAACTAGAACCAGCCCGACAGACTTTGAAGTCAGGGAAACCACTGAAGGCATGACCTTTGAAGGCTATGCGGCCCTGTTTGATTCACCTTCAGAACCCCTGCCCTTCACTGAAAGAATTGCACCAGGAGCCTTCACCCGTTCCTTAAAGTCTCGCAATGACATTAAAATGCTTTGGAACCATTCTTCTGGAGAAGTGCTTGGGTCCACCCGCGCTGGAACCATGAAGCTCACTGAAGATGACAGGGGCTTGAAAGTGTGGGCCATGCTCCCAAACACCACTACAGGTAGGGATGCGGCTGAGCTTATCCGCCGTGGCGATGTTGATGCCATGTCTTTCGGTTTTTCTGTTCCTAGTGGTGGTGACAGCTGGTCTGCTGATGGATCAGAGAGGACCCTTCAAGAAGTTCGCCTTCATGAAGTCAGTGTTGTCGCCTTCCCGGCATATTCAGAAACCGCTGGCACCACCACTGTT